AAGGAAATCAAGCAATACAAAGAGTTTGCTGAAGCAGGTAAACGTGGGGCGGCTAAGAGGTGGGGAACACCCCCCAATGGGGAGGCTATTAGCCCCCCTAATGCTACCCCAATAGCAACCAATAACCATAAACCACTAACCATTAACCATAAACCAATTAAAGAGAACAAGAGAGGCTCTCGCCTCCCTCAAGACTGGTTTCTTACAAAAGCAATGGGAGATTGGGCTACTCACGAAAGACCAGACCTAGACGTTCGTCAGGTTGCTGAACAATTCAAAGATTATTGGGCTGCCCAAGCAGGTCAAAAGGGTGTCAAGTTGGATTGGGATGCAACTTGGAGAAACTGGGTACGAAACACCAAATCTGTTAAACCAAATCCCTATGACGTTGGGAGGCTCACAGTTCCATCAAAGAATGAGCCTGACCCTGCTTTGCTGAAGATTGAAGAAGACGCAAAAAAAGCCGCACCTATTCCGCTAGAAGTCTTAGCAAAAATGGCTGAGTTGCGGAGAAAAGCATGATCCACTATCACGGCTTACCAATAACTCCTGCCACAGTAGCAGTCAAAGCAATAGAAGGTGGTCATGCGTTTGTTTCGTTTGCTCATTCTGACCAACTTGCATCAGCTATCGAGGTCTGTCAGTCCTTCGCCATAGACAATGGAGCATTCTCTGCTTGGAGACAAGGTAAACCAATTACTGATTGGCAGCCCTTCTACGATTGGTCACTTGACCTGAAAAAAGTCCCTTCTTGCGACTTTGCCGTTATTCCCGATGTAATTGATGGAAACGAGGCAGACAACGATGCCCTGCTGAAAGACTGCCCATTGCCCAAGTGGTTTGGCGCACCCGTTTGGCATATGCACGAATCCCTTGAGAGACTAGAACAACTGGCAAACACCTATGTTCGGGTCTGCATTGGCAGTTCTGGAGAGTTTTCTACAGTAGGTACATCTCTTTGGTGGGTCAAGATGAGCCAGGCAATGCGGGTTATTTGTGATGACATGGGGAGACCTGCTTGCAAACTGCATGGTTTGAGGATGCTAGACCCTGCAATCTTTACCAAATTACCATTTGCTTCAGCCGACAGCACCAATATTGGTAGAAATGTAGGCATTGATGTGCATTGGAAACATGGCAATTATTTGCCGCCTACCAAGGAAGCACGAGCGCAAATCATGCGTTCTAGGATCGAGGCATTCAATGCCCCTTCGCAATGGAATTTTTATCAACCAATGGAACAGGAAACACTTTTATGATTTTTGCTTTAATAACTTATGCCGTGGCAATGACCTTGGCAAACCTTTTAGTGGCAACATTTGGCCCATCGATAAGCCCAATAAACGCATTTTTGCTGATTGGACTTGATCTTACTTTGAGAGATTGGCTTCATGTACGCCTAAAAACTTGGCAAATGGGATGCCTAATTGTTGGAACTGGTGGTTTAACTTATCTGCTAAACCCTGCCGCAGGAATGATTGCGGTAGCTTCTGCCGTTTCATTCTTAGCTGCCGCTTTAGTCGATTGGGTAGTATTTATGAAAACAACAGGTGCATGGATTAAACGAGCAAACATCTCAAATACTGCTGGCGCTGCCGTAGATTCTTTATTGTTCCCAACCATAGCATTTGGTGTTTTGATGCCTGAAATTGTGGCACTTCAGTTTATCGCCAAGGTTTCTGGTGGTGCAATTTGGTCTTATGTTTTAGAAAAGAAACTAAAAAATGTCCCACTATGAAGCAATGAAACTATTGGACAAGGTGCGTGAAGGCGTACCTTACCCATTACATCTGATAAATAAGGCTTTAGAGCTTACTGGCGACCTAGAGTAAACACCTATGTTCTTTTCGAGGAAAAACATTTCAAATGAAGGCGACAGAGTAGTTCTGGAGAAAGCCGAAGCAAGGGAAATATTCCATTCTTGGCAGACAACCAGAGATAACGACTTTGTTCGTGCCAGGCTAGAGAGGTGTGAACGAATCTATGGTACTGGATCAAGGGATCGAATCCGTTTTTATATGCGTCAAATGAAAGAAGGACAAATTGAATGAGTTGGCTTTATTCGCAGGTGCTGGTATGACCAAGCAATACAAATCTTCAGAGTACATGAGAGAAAAAGCTAAAGCATGGCGTTTAGCTAATCCTGATCGTGTGGCTGCCTACCGCAAAAAGAACAGAAGCAAAAACCATAAACAAGAGATTGTTAGGAAATATGGTGTCGCTTTTGATTGGTTTGATAAGCAATTTGAGGCACAAAATCAATCTTGTGCAACTTGTAAAAAACCATTGGAGTGGACTGATAAACAAAACACTCCTCATGTTGACCATTGCCATGCAACAGGAAATGTAAGAGGAATTCTTTGCAATAGGTGTAATACAGTTTTAGGTCTTTGCATTGACAACAAAGAGTTATTCAAAAATTTAATAGGATATTTGGAATGTCATGGTTAATCAGCAAAGCCTTAATGAACTCGCTCTCTTTGCAGGAGCAGGTGGAGGAATACTTGGGGGACATCTCCTTGGATGGAGAACAGTCTGTGCAGTCGAGTGGGAGCAGTACCCCGCAAGCGTACTGTGCGCCAGACAAAATGACGGGCTTCTCCCGCCTTTCCCGATTTGGGATGACGTTCAAACCTTTAAAGGAGAACCTTGGAGAGGAATTGTTGACGTTATATCTGGCGGCTTTCCATGCACCGACATTAGTGCAGCAGGAAAAGGAGCAGGAATTGATGGAGAAGCCTCTGGAATGTGGCGAGAAATGGCGAGGATCATTCACGAAGTACGACCCAGATACGTCTTTGTGGAGAACTCACCAATGCTCACTTCTCGGGGACTTGGACGAGTTCTTGGAGACCTGGCCGCAATGGGGTTTGATGCGAAATGGGGAGTGTTGGGAGCAAACGACATTGGAGCGAACCATCAGAGGGACAGGATTTGGATTAGAGCAGAACTGGCCTACCCCGAACGCATGGGATGGGAAGAGAGGCCCTCGGAGCGAGGAGAATCTCAAAACCAAGAAACACCAAATCAATCTCATTACTGCGGTGAAGCAAGCGGAGAGAGAGAAACTTCTTCCGACTCCGAATGCTCGGGATTGGAAAGACGGGAAGACTGCGGGAAACAGGAAGTCACCTGGACTCGGAGTGGTGGCTCACCAATTGGACACGCAAACTGGTGGTCAACTGAACCCAACGTGGGTCGAGTGGCTCATGGGGTGGCCGCTAGGATGGAGCGAATTAAAGCCATTGGAAACGGGCAAGTCCCCTTGTGTGCAGCTACCGCATGGAGAATCCTAAAATGACATTTATGGTCAACTTTATGGTGGAAGGAACACCAGTACCAAAGGGTCGCCCAAGGTTTGCTAGAAGGGGTAAATTTGTGTCAACTTACTCACCCAAGACTACTGTTGACTACGAAACCAAGGTAGCAGAGGCAGCTCAACTGGCAATGGGCAGTAGCGAACCCCTAGAAACTCCTGTAGGGGCATATATTTACATCACCTTACCGATTCCCGCCAGTTACAGTAAAAAACGCAAGCAAGACTGTTTATCAGGATATGAACGCCCAACAAAGAAAAGCGATATTGATAATTATTGCAAAGCGGTATTCGATGGCATGAACGGGATTGTTTTCCTAGATGACAGTCAAATCGTTTCACTTCACTCTACGAAGGTTTACGGGACTATTGGGATGGTAGAAGTCATGGTCAAAGAGGAATTAGGGTAAGTCCCTATGGTATTACGCAAGCAACTAGGTAAGATTTAATTTTTAACAGGAGTGAATCATGGAAAAAACTTGGGAATTTGACACAACAACAGGTGCGGGTAGCGAAGTGGTTACTGTCGTTTATGAGTATGAAAACGATGGAGAGACAACCTATAACGAGTCTATCAAAGAGGTTTGGTTTGAGGGTCGCAACGTCATAGGGCTATTCTCTGACGAACAATTCAAAGAACTAGACATTGAGGCAGCCATGCGGTTTCAGAACCACAAACTGAACTACAAAACCGAAGATGTATGAGAAAGCAGACCAAGCGCAAGGTTTGGGCATTGATTGACCCGATTACTCATGCGGTAGTCGGTGCTTCAATCACTCAAAGGGATAAATTGGACAAGCTAAGAATGATGGAATATTCAGCCCTAGAAGCCATGACCAAGGGACAAGGGACAATCCACGATTGGAGAACCCTTGTTGACGTTTTAAACCTATCCGAAACAATGGCTAGACACAACATTGGAAAAGATGAGGTCATGCCTGTTTGCCAAAAAGCACAAGAAGCCCTCCATCAAGCATCCGAACGCTATCAAAAAACAAGAAAAATGGGTCTATCGGGTGAGGGAATCCAAGCGGTAAGGGATTTAATCGAATATGCCGATTTGCAACAATCAAGCATTTCAAGGTCGGATTTTGAAAAGTACATCCAAAAGACCAAAGACTACATCAGATCAAACGGCAACCTAGTGGTGGAAATAATATGACTAAAGACGAAGTTCACAAAATGGCACAAAAGGCTAGGTTTTATGTCAAAGACGATGAAGTTTATAGCCCATCAAGTCAGGAAGATCACGAGTTAACCGAATACTTAGAACGCTTTGCTATCTTAGTTGCCAAACAACAGAGAGAGGAAGATGCAAAACTGGTCGAAAACATGACCCTAGAGTGGCCCGATCAACCAGAATTTGCCCAAGTAGAGAGAACAACTATTCAAGATTGCGCCAAAATTATCCGACAAAGGGTCGTTACCTATGATTGAACAAAAGAAAGATGCACCAGGCAACCCTCCGTACTGGGTATGCACTAACTGCAAATGGGCTTTTCAGGCTTTGCAAGAGGCTAACGAGCATGGCAGGAGATGCGGTAGAAATGAAGTAGCCCCTACCTACCGACACTATGAAGGGTTTATCAAATGAACGAACCTACCCGTGCAATTCAATTTATCGTGGATACAGCCCCACTCTACGCAAAGGCTAAATCTGATCGTATGTTTTTAGAGGAATTCAAGCGATCAAAACACGCACAACTGAAAAGCCTTGCTGGTACTGAAGTACTAGGAAAGCAGGACACATTCGCTTATGCTCACCCCGAATATGTAGAGATTCTCGAAGGAATCAGGGCAGCCGTGGAAATAGAGGAGCGTTATCGCTGGTTAATGACAGCCGCCCAAGCTAAGGTCGAGTGCTGGAGAACCGCCCAATATTCAGCCCGTATAGAGCAAAAAGCCACCCAATAATGCAAAGCAAAAACAAGGCTAAACCTACTGCTAGTGAGAGATTGCATATAGCTAGAATCAAGGCCATGTCGTGCGTTATTTGTGACGCATCAGCACCTAGCGAATGCCACGAAATCAATCAAGGCCAATGGTTCACATCAATGCCACTATGTGCAGATTGCCACAGAGGATCGGTTAACGGGATTCATGGTCAACGTAGGTTATGGAACGTCTACAAAATGGATGAGCTTGCAGCACTCAACGAGACAATCCGACTATTGATGGACAACAAAAAGCCCTCTAGAACCGATTTAAATGATTTCTGAGCGGTTTTTTTGCATAGGTCAATAGTTGGTATGCATCAGGCAATAAAAAACCCTCCGAAGAGGGCTTGTGGGTTTAGCGTTTCCCGCTAAGTATTCGGAGGATTAGGGCTAAACAAGCATAAATCATTTGCCCTCCGATATTAAATGATTGTCCCGATAGCATGAATTGAAAGAGGGTGAACCGATTTCTATTTCAACAACATAAATGTCCCCTCCATACTCATGCCACCAATCAAGGGGCATTTGATAATCCTTTGCATGATTATTTAATCCCTTTTTTAGGTGTTCTTTGGCTAGTGTTTGATTAATGGCATAAGCTTCAAATTGAAAATTTCTAGAATCAAACATGGCTTTATAAAATTTCATTTCGATAAATCCTTTAAAAAATCTTGAGAAAATACGATTAAACCTTTAAATTCAGAAGGGATAATATAACTATCGTATCCCTCCGAAAATAGATATTCGTCAACGTCTATTGGATTCATAATGCATTTTTCGTCAATGCTATTAATAACTACAATGGTTTCAGAATCAGAATATATAGAAAACTGACCATGCAGCATATTGCCAAACCAAATTTCCTTATGCATAGTGAACCCCTTTAATCTGAACAAAACCCGATTGATCCTTTTTTGCTTTGCCTTTGGCATATAAAGCCACAACAACATTCTTTGGTTCAATGTGTCTAACGTCTGTGTCATCCCCATCGATAACCTCCCAAGCCCTAAAGCTTGTCGGGATGTCCTCTTTTCTTTGGAACACAACCGCAACCCTTGAATTGTTTTTGTTGGTCAACCCCTTAATTGAAATCTGTTTTGGTGTGATGCTAGAGAATGAATAGGTTAGATCATAATTGCCAGGTGTTTTGCCAACCAAATTCCTAGAGGGATGTTTTGTGTAGTCATACCATTGCACATCGGGAAATAACTGAAAAATGGTTTTGTCGTCCAAAACCTTAAAATTCTCCCAAGGGATGTCACTTGTGCCATTTGGACGAACCAAAAGCTTTTGATTGGATTTGGCAGCAGAACGATGCAAAGACCAAACATCCGCACAAAGGGAGAGTAAAAAAGCCCTTTGGTTGGCATACCAAAAATCTGTTTTTGCTTGTCTAGCGTTCTGAACAGAATTAAAAGCCCCTCTACCCGCAGAATACAAACAACCCTCCATGCAACCCGCTAGTCTAGCCATTGCACAAATATTGTCGTCAGGGGTTAGATATAGGATAGCGGTTAGAAAACCTAGTTTTTCCCCTTTTACAGTTTTTGTGGAAGCAGTACCCAAGAGGGTTTTGTAAGGTAAGCCCTCATTTTGGAGGATAGTTTTGTAAGGATTTTTCATATTGACACCTATTAAAAAGTTAAAAAATTACAGTTGAATCCATTTGTCAACGTCTAGATAACCCAAGAATTGGGCATCGTCCGTATACCAACCTATGGCACATTTTTGACCAACAATTGGAGGTTGTTCACCCATTGAATCGGTAATCAAGAAATAGCCAAATTTCTCCCGACCTAGTGGGTGTGGCATATATAAACCATTGAACCCACCACAAAGTGAGATTGTCTCAAGCTTCATTTTTTGCCCCTATTAAGAACCAATTTTATGCAAGCATACTGAAATATCTTGCAATAAAATATGATCCATTGGTTTTGTATTTCCCGCTAAATAGCGTTGAATGACATCAAAATATTCATTACGCAAAATAAGCTTCATTGATAAGCATTTCAACAATGCTTTTTCATTGTAGGTTTCACCTAATGCAATTTGAGAAATGATCTTTGAGAGTTTCATGTTGACACCTGTTAAGTTGATTTGAGAATGCAATTTTAGTGATTTGCGAACACCTGGTGAACTAGGGATAACCCTTGCAGCAAGCTTTATTTGACCAAAATGTCAAAGTAAGCAAGCAAACCAACACAAAGGGCTAGACCAACAAATATGGCGGTGAGGATGTCTTTGTGATTGTCGTTCATGGTTAGCCCCTTATTCTGACATTTCAAGGTTATGGATTGACCATAAAGTAACCCAACATCCCTCAGAAATAGAGAATCCTTCAAGCTCTAGATGGTCATAGTGAAACAACCTAGAAAACCTAAAAGAACTGTAGTCTTGATTAATTGTGGGAATTGCCTTGAGTTGTTCAAGAGCTTGTTTTGCGTTTTTTGGGTACATGATGTTGACACCTTTTAAGTTGATAAAAGAGAGGAAAATCTTACCCTCTCATATATATAGCAGGGAAGAATCGTGCCAACTCTCGTAAGTTGTTGATTCTATTGACCCCTCCAAAACCCTGGTAGTGTTTACCCTTAGAATTAAAGTATGCAATAATTAAATTAATTCAATTTATTAGGATATTTGGACAATGGCGAGACCCTCAAGCCCCAACACTAGAAATTTCTTGAGAATCCTCACAGACCCTCAAAGAATCATTTTGTTATCAGCGGGTCAAGGGGATTTAACCAAGGGCTTTGAGAACGTCCTAGACCTGTACCAATGGGCTTATAACAAAGGGTTTAGACCCAACATGGATTTGGATTCATTAGGAATCTCGGTAAACAACCAACAACCCCAATGAAGAGGAATCACTAAGGGATAAGGTAAGGTAAACAGTAAGGGAAGAGTAAACAAGAATAGTTCTCGTTTAGATTCAAGTAACCACGAAAAGGTGTCAACATGAGAAACAATTACAGATCAGAATTTCCAAACTTTGACTTTGAAATTCCATTCATTGAGGGATTCACCGACAAGTCTTGGAAGAATGATGTTTGCCCAAGCTTCTATAGCCAATTCAATGCCACTCAAGATTTAGTCTTATGGGTTGACTACAAAGACCAAAATCGTAGAGAGGGAGGCTACAAACAATTTACCCTCTGCCTAAACCCCATTAATGACGAAGAGTTGGACATTGAATCAGACGACAACGTTCTTTTCACCACAGACTCATGGGAAGAGCTAGTAAACAAAATCAATCAGACTTGGGGAGCATGGGCATGAACGATAACCACAAAGACATTCTCACCGCCATCTTGGTGGGTCTTATCCTCTGTGTGGGCTTGCTTGCTTACTTCGACATTTTGGTCAAATAGAAGCTTGCAGCTAAATCATAGGGTTTACCCTTATTTACCAGGTATTTACTAAATACTAAAATTTCAATTTCAATCAACTTTTAACAGGTGTTAACATGAAAAGATCAACAGAACTTAGCTTCTACATTTCCTCTCACTATCTCTCTGCACTCATCAATGGGGATTACTCAGGTCTTGAGACCCAAGAGATGCAGACAGTTGAAGACTTCCACAATCACGCTCACTCACAATGTCCTGATGGCTTTGAATGGGGTCACTTCTCTGTCACCAATGATGAAACAGATTTGAGGGAGTGTGAAGCTTCAGACAAGCTTGCAGATTGTGTGGAAGTTACTGCTATTTTTTGGAAGGTCTAATCATGCAAACTACATCACAAGATTTTCATTCAATGCGAGGCCATGTTGCAGATGGATGCATCATTGTCTCTCCAAGTGGGAAGCAGTTCACCCTCAAAAACACCATAAGTGGATGGATGATTTATGGGCCTGACAATTTGCCAAGATCAGGCAATCTCAAGTCTGCTTATGAAGTTGAATTCTATGTCGTCAATGGTTTACAAAATAGTTAAGGTGTCAAAATGAAATACATAATTGAATATAGCCATGTCCCAACTCTTAGGAATCCTACTCTGACAATTGAGACAGATAACCTTGAGTTACTTGTTCATGTAACTGGACATAATATTTTGTCTTTTACAAATCATGCTAAACAATTAAATTGTATTCATGATAAATATGCAATTATTGAACGTATATATCAAGAGAATAAAGAAAAAAACGAAATAAATATTTTATATAAAAGCCACAAGCATTTCAGCACAAAATTATCAGATATGCTGAAAGCTGCCCCAACAGAAATTTTTGTTTAATCTTTTTTTTAACAGGTGTAAATATGAAACAGACAATTAACTGCCATCAATTCATTAATCAATTTGATGCACTTCGACCCAACAATTTCTCTCGTGAAGCTTTAATTATGATGTTCGAGTATTTTGAAGAATACGAACGTGATATTGGAGTTGAGATCGAGTTTGATCCAATTGGTATTTGTTGCGAATACCTGGAATTATCTACCCATGAGTTTGTGCATCAATATCGCTTAGAAAAGGAGATTGATGGCATGACAGATGACCAACTTGAAAAGTTTATTTCGGAGTACATAGAGGAAAGCGCCATCTTCATTGGTAGAACCGACAGTGGGTCTTTTGTGTTTCAACAGTTTTAACAGGAGAAAATATGAAAAAAGAAGCTGGCTGCCCTACATTTTACAAAGCAAAATTGGATTCTTGGAATTTCTGTTTTGAGGCTTACCATGAAAACGAGATTTTAGCCATTGAGCATTTAAAGCTTGGATTAAGTAATCATGCAAAACAATATAATCTTTTGCCAGACTGGTGGCACGATTTTAAAGGTGATATTTATACAATAGAAATAAAACTAGGCTCTAATTCGTTTAATTCTTGTTATAGAGACGATTCACCTATATTGGAGACAAAATGACACAAATTGATGCACTCACACAATGCTTAGTTTTGGCTATAACCGCACCAACTGACGAAAAGGCAACCCAAGCAAGCCAACTAGCAGAACAAATAGCCCAAGGGTTGACCAAAAAACAGGTTAACCAATGCAAGAAAAAAGCCCTTGAAATATTGGAGAACGCATGATTTATGCTTGTGTTGCCCTAATCCTCCGAATACTTAGCGGGAAACGCTAAACCCTAAAGCCCTCTACGGAGGGTTTTTTGTTGTCTAAAATTTAAGCCCTTAGTGGCTTTTTTTGATTGGATGCATAGTTGGTATGCACCGATGATAAAAAACCGCTCAAAACTCGTTTAAATCGATCCTAGAGGGCTTTTTGTTGTCCATCAATAGTCGGATTGTCTCGTTGAGTGCTGCAAGCTCATCCATTTTGTAGACGTTCCATAGTCTACGTTGACCATGAATCCCGTTAACCGATCCTCTGTGGCAATCTGCACAAAGTGGCATTGATGTGAACCATTGCCCCTGGTTAATCTCATGGCATTCGCTTGGTGGTGGTGAATCACAGATAATGCATGGCATGAGTTTAATTTTGGCAATATGCAACCTTTCCCCTGCGTTCGGTTTGGGTTTGTTTTTTGATTGCATTATTGGGTTGCTTTGACTTCTAATCTAGCACTGTATTGTTGGGTTCTCCAAACCTCGATTTTGGCTTGTGCTGCGGTCATCATCCAACGATAGGTTTCCTCTTTTTCTACCGCTTCCCTGATTCCCTCCAATATTTGAATATATTCGGGGTGAGCATAAGCAAAGGTTTCCTGCTTGCCAAGAACCTCAGTCCCTGCTTGGCTTGCCAGTTGGGCCTTGCGGGACTTGCGGAACTCTTCCAAAAACATCCTGTCAGCCTTACTTTTTGCATACAAAGGTGCGGTATCGATTAGGTATTGGATGGCTTTGGTTGGTTCGTTCATACATCCTCGGTTTGTTTTGCCAATAAATTTGATGCGTGAATAATCAATGCATCCTGTATTTGTTCAGCAACAACTTTGCTTTCTTGTGTGTTTTTGTCGCTATAAAAACTGGCAACAGTTAAAAGTTTGCAAGCCTTAACAAACAAATCTCTTTCTTGGTTAGTCATACATCCTCCAACTTATAGTTGAGTTTGTGATTCTGAAAACGCATTGCTGCTTCCATTTCCAATTCAGCACAAGCCTCTTGTGACATACATCCCACAATATCACGCCCTTCAAACCAAACTTCCTTAACTGATTCGTTATAGGTGGATTTGTCCTCGTCCATTTCGTATTCATAGACTACTGTCACTACTTCGCTACCCTGACCGATTGTTGTGTCAAATTCCCATGTGTTCATCATTAACTCCTGTTTAAAAATTAAATGTTATTCCTGTTTTTGAATGTTTTGAATAGGTATAAACCCTAATCTAGGCACTCCTTAACGCAAATATCAACACCTGGCAGACTTGAATAAACCTTGGTTACATGGATGTTTATGATCTGCGAGTCGTCATAGTAAACAACCCCGTTCATGCCATCTTCTACGCTCTTGAGGATATTACTTGCGTCAGGCTTCTTTGTTGGCTTCTCTGACCCATTAGAAATGGCTTCTAGACGCTTTTTAGTGCATGACTTAGGGATTGGTACTCTGATGTACAAATAAAGGCTCACAGGGGTTTCTAGTGGCTCTGAGCTACCCATCGCCTCGATTGCGGCTTCTTTAATTAAGGCTTCGTAGGTTCTTGTCTTCTCAGGGGTGTAGGTGCTGACAAAGTTTCCCCTCTTGACGTATCTAGCCCTTTGTTTTCCAACAGGGTTAGCGTCTACTTTAAAAGTTACCATAAATGTCATTTTAGGATTCTCCAAGCGGTTGCTGCACACAAGGGGACTTGTCCATTTCCGAGGGCTTTAATTCTGTCCACCCTTGAGGCCATCCCATTAACCACTCTACCCACATCGGGTTCAGTTGCCCAGAAGTCTGACTGACACACATCTGTAGATTGACCTGCTTTCCAATCTTCATACGCCTTTGAATTGATGGATTGCTCAGATTTCCCCTGTCCTTGTAATCCGCTACCTGCGGGGTTGGCCAATTCTTCTTCATTTCCAAGTTGACCGCATCTGATAGCTTCGCTCCAAACTTCACTCCCGTAGTCAAGCTCGTTCTGACAAATCTGTTGTTTGTGAGTTCGATCCCGTTTTGTTTTGGGTTCATCCAATCCGATGACGTTGGGGTTGGCCATTTGTCTATGCGTTGTTTTAATGCTTTCCTGCTGTTGCTCCCACCATCTAATCCTGTCGTGTTGGGCGTGTGGAAGCTGTCCACGCCATTTGGCGACAATCCATATCCTGTCCCTCTGATGTGGCGCTCCAACGTCCGCTGCTCCCAGCACTCCCCATCTCGCATCAAACCCCATTGCGGCCAGGTCTCCGAGAACTCTTCCAAGTCCCCTAGAAGTGAGCATTGGTGAGTTCTCCACAAAGACGTATCGGGGTCGTACTTCGTGAATGATCCTCGCCATTTCTCTCCACATTCCAGAGGCTTCTCCATCAATTCCTGCTCCTTTTCCTGCTGCGGAAATGTCGGTGCATGGAAAGCCGCCAGATACAACGTCAACAATTCCTCTCCACGGCTTTCCGTCAAAGGTTTGTACGTCATCCCAAATCGGGAAAGGCGGGAGAAGCCCGTCATTTTGTCTGGCGCACAGTACGCTTGCGGGGTACTGCTCCCACTCGACTGCACACACTGTTCTCCATCCAAGGAGATGTCCCCCAAGTATTCCTCCACCAGCACCTGCGAATAAAGCCAACTCATTCAATTTGTCCTTCTTTCATTTGACGCATATAAAACCTGACTCGATCTCTTGCGCCTGATCCATAGACCTTTTCGCAACGCTCAAGCCTGGCACGAACAAAATCGTTATCTCTGTTTGATTGCCAAGTTCGGTATATTTCCCTTGCTTCAGCTTTCTCTAGAACAACTCTGTCTCCTGCATTAGAGATGTTTTTTCTACTGTATGCCATAGGTATATACCCTAATCCAAGTCACCAGTTAACTCCAGTGCTTGATTGATTAGACGTACGGGATAAGGTACGCCTTCCTTAACTCTGTCTAGCAGTCTCATAGCCTCAAAATAATTCAAAATACCTGCTCCTTATCGTCATACCACTGAGCAACAGTTTTCACCTTCAGTTCTGGTAAATCAGAAAAAATGCGTTTCTTTTGTGGTGTGTCATTTGCCCATTGATGTTTAGAGCATTTAGGCTTATCGCCATCAGCCCTAACTGCCCATAAGTACCCACATCCATCAACTGAGCAATATGTTGAATATTCAAAGTCATCTTTTTGTTTTGCGTCTGGTTTAGCGAATGTCATTTTGCGTATTTCCCATCAATAATTTTTGCGAAGTTTGTGGCATTTGTAATCCACTCCAAATCTGGCAACCAAGTTCTGTCTTTGGTTTTAAATCCGTTTGCCAAAGAAGAATCATTTGCTATGTAGCCAAAGAATGAGTCCCACCACTTCAACCCATCTTCTTTAGTTTTGTAGCCTTCAGGAGAGTAGTTCGATGGCTTGGCAGCTTGAATCCATCTTGACTTTAAAACTACTTGCCGATTACCTTCCCAAACTCTTGGCTGAGTAAGATGCGGTAAATGCTTTTTGTAAAGCAATAAAATATCTTGATGTGGACAAGTTGGCAGACCCTCTGCCGACAAAGATACTTTAGTATCTTGTTTCTTAATTGAAGATATAGGTGAAGGTGAAGGTGAAGGTGATGTGCCATCTGCCGAGCATACCTCCAAGTATGCTTCATCTATGCTTGGAGCATTTTTATCCTTCCATCTAGCCTCAGCCCCAGCCTTCCCACGATTAACATTTACTTGTTTATTGTGTTGAGCTTTAACCATCTCTGATTCAATTCGAGGTTGAATCCATAAGCCATCTTCTACTTGAAAGAATGCTTTAAGCATAGTCCGAGCATTGCTCCAAGCATCGGGAGATAGTTTTGTTATCTGTGCAAGAACTTGGTCATTGTCAGGCGGTGCGCCATTTTTCCAATAATCCATGATAAGCAACAGGTATGCACCATGCTGTTCTGTGGTCAACCTAGAGGTTGCAGAAAGGTAATCCGCTATGTATAGCGGCATCCAAATATCGACTTTGGTAGCCATAATTTTTCCTCGCTCTGTCCTCCCTCTTACAAAAAGAAACAATGGAAGGAGGGGAGGCTCTCTTTTCGATAAGGTAGCTACCCCTTATCTATCCATGCTTCAAAACATTGTATCAAATAAATTGATTGTTGGTAATTTCATTTGTTGGTTTTTTGCCAAACAAACGAATAGCCTGTGCGTTCATAGAAGCATACTCAGCCTTAGTGAAGATACCTTTAGCGTTTCTAATGTCAAACGGGTTTAGCAGATCACGGGGTTCTTCTACCTTTTCAGCCTCAATCATGTGCGGTGCTAGGGTGTACTGAGAAACCCAAGAACGACCCATCTTAATTTTCCCAATTTTTAGTTTCTTCTTGTAGCTCATCTTTGTGCAACAAGCTGCAATAGATAGTCTTGGTATGCCTGTTAAATCCTCTATTTGGTAGGAAGTAAGTGGGCCGTTTTGTAATGCTCTGATAACTGCTTCTTGGGTCATTTGTAAAGGTTCTCCAGGTTGATTGTTCGGTTTAGATGGAGTTCTAGCGTTCTGGCAAGCAAAGCTGTTACAGCCGCATCAAAGTCCTCTGGTTCGGTTGTATAAGCATCTGCCATTGTTTGAGAGTACCCAAGCAAGGCTTCAGCGCATCTTTTTTCAA